GTAAATATTTCTAACAGTCCCTATTACTATAGCTTGGGCTCGAGCTGCTAACTTTCTATAACCGAAATCTCCTTTTGCTACGGGGACTGTTCTAACGCTACAGTTCAAAGTCGCTGACTTTTTAGGACTGAGTCTTAAAAATAGAGAGTGAGTCCAAGCCATAGGAAATCCCGTATACATACGTCTAGTATTTATATACAGGAGTATAGCAGTAGTTGTTTGCGTGTATACTCTTAGGTAATTACTCCTTACATAAGAGAAGTTAACATTTGTATTGGCATTTATCGTATCAAATTGCTGACGATCCTGCTGAAAATTTGCTGTAGAAGTTATCCCCACCAGAGAAGAATTTGTGGGTGTACCGTCTCTAATCATCTGATAGTTATTGGATACGAAGTGATCAATACCTTTGCCCAAATTTTGATAGACAAAAATATTTCCGTAATCATCAGTAGGCTGCGCGCTTTGGATTCCATTACCCCATTTGGTATCGCTAATAAATAATGTTCCATCATTCAATGCAATAGTCTCGCCGTATTCGGTATTTTGACGACCTGCTCTGCTCGAATATTTATTAAAAACTTTCGTTGGGTTTACATATGGCAGTTTAGATGGATCATATTCGACCTCGTCTTTTCTTCTATACCTTTTATCTTCTATAGAGTGGCTTAGATTGTAGACTTCTGGAATCCAAAGCTTTTTAAGTTTTGCATCATAGGTTCTAGTGGGTATGGTATCAAAATGTGTAGAATTTATTTTTGTGGCGACAATTGCAGAACTCGGATAACTATACGTAGTGTCAAACTGCTCGTTGATTGCGCTTAGCATGATGCGCCTTTGTATGAGAGATGAGTTTGTTTCATACATATCTTTAGAAACTCTTATGTATCTTGGAAAACTTGATTTTAATTGCTCAATAGTTAAATCAGAATATTTAGGGTCAGATTCTTGTAAAGATTTGTAAGAATCAAAATTAAAATCATCACTCTTTACCAAATACCCACCTATAGTTTGTCCCCTATAGGTAACCTGAGATACCTGATACTCAAGTGTGCCCAAGAAACCCCATTCATATCTTACTTTTATAAAATTATCTAGCGGATTTCCTATCCTGAAAGCGAAGTCTACTTCCAAGTCGCCACCACCATACCAGTTAGGTTTATCGGTAACTTTGTAAACCTGATCAGCTTTGTGCTGCTGGTCACCTAATGCTTTAATATCCAATATCGCGCTCACTGAACTTACATTAGGATTTTTGACTATATGAGTATATGCTTGTCTATCTATAGGGTCTTCCGATAAATTATTCCAATTAGAATAATTTATCCCGTTCCTTATGTCGTCTTGGTTATAGGCATTAGCTGGACTAGATGAAGTTATAATATAGCCAGGTTGAATTCCCGTCTCGGCAAAAACTAAATCTTCGTCACGATAATCGCTACCAGTTATGTAAAAATTAAATGTACTGTCGTTGGAAGTTTCAAGGGCAATCTCAATCGATTCTGAGTACGGCGTTTGTTGAAAAAATGTTCCATAAAATACGTCAGTCCCCCCAGAAACGTCGGTAACCCTTCCAGAAAATCTCCCCTGCCCCGTTATTGGATCAAAGGCAGTTACGCCATCTATAGTTTCTTTATATGATAGTGTTCCTGTTCCTGTGTACACTGTATCATCTTCCCAACCACCAATGGGTTCGTTTAATTGAGTTCCTAAAAAACCAGAGCCTGACCTTTCGTAATAAAACAGTTCCCCCTCAAAAGCTTCAACTAAGTATGATCCTTCGAAACGTCCGCTATTTATTATAGAAAAATTTCCTATACCTCCGCCATCGATCGTTGTTATATCCAATATTGGCTGTTCGTATATTTCTCCAAATCCTCCTGAAATTAGTGGTTCATTCAAATTAGAAAAACTTAATTCTACTGGATGAGCATTCGTTGAATATCCATTACCAACATTAATTATATTTAAACCAGTCAATGCCAATACTTGTGTCTTCTGTATTAGTGTTGCATTTGGAAGATTATTAGCATAAATTCCACCACTCAATAGTTCTATTTCGTCAATTTGTTTAAAAAGAGGTATTGCAACAACTTTAGTTTCTCCAAAACTGACCCCAGGGTCGGTTTTCCCAAGTAAACTAAAATTAATTTCTTTTTGATTTATAGGTTGTGAAAATTCAGGAATAGGTGCACTAATCTCCGCTCCGTATCTGCAATTAACTGATACGTTTTGAAAATTATAACCTTCTCTAACTCTGTTGGGCATAGAAATCTTTCTATTCTGGCTCCTGAACCAATTTATAACCCTGGGCTGTCTGAAGCTCTAATACAGGTACATCATCTAAGTAAACAGCCTGAAGAATATCAACTCCCTCCACAAGAGTTCCATCTGGATTAACAAAACCTTCTATTTCGCCTTCGCACAAAAGATCTAAGCTACTTAAATAATCAGTGCTTCTTAAAAAATTTCCATTTGGCTGACCCAACAAAGAATAATTTACATCCGCGTCTTCTTTGGAAGAACCCCTTCCCTTAAAAGATTTTAAAAGTTTATTTTTAAATACTCTCATATTACATATATTCGTTCTTTAATAAGCTCAAATTCAAAAATTCCGAAATTTGATTTTTAATGTTATCAGAATACCCAAAATCACTATTATCGAATTGATTGTTAGATAAATCTTTGTTTAATATAAAAGAGCTGACAACTTGAGATCCAATTCTTAACCTACCATAACCTAGTGGCAGGGCTTGACCCTGCCTTGCTAAATTATCTGGGGTAGAAAACATATAACTCTCTCCTTTAATAGACGCTTCTATTCTTCTGTCATTTAAAGCTTCCTGCGGAAACAGTAAATATTGTATCCCCGCTACTACCAGATTCACTACTAAAGAAATTATAATACCTACTGGGTCGGCTCCTAAAATACAAGGAACAAATTGTATTTTAGATTCTGATTTTATGTCTGTAAAATTGTCTACATTTTGTATAATTTTTTCGTCTACTATTATTTGGTAGTTGATACCCTCCCGAGATTGCTGTAATAAATAAGACTTGAATTCTGGATTAATGGTATTCATTGCCGAAACCGCGTTCTTGAGAGTGCATATGTTATGAAACTCAAATGTTTTTCCGAATTTTTTTGCTATTTTTCCATGTAGTATTATTTTAGTTTTCATTTTTCTGTTGGGTTAAAATATTCTATCCCTACTTCGGGAAAATTTGTTGTATTTTCTATTTCTCTATACTGAGTCCACGATATCGGTCGCACATGTTGCATAATTAGCTTACTGCCTATTTTCAGTCGACCATAACCAACTGGAACTTTCGAACCTTGACGCTCTTTGTTTTCAAGACCCGAGAATCGGGTGCTTTGCAATATCACCGTAGTGCTCACTCCAAGTGATTCTGATTGATCTTCATTGGGGGTGATCATACCCATGATACCACCAATTAAAGAGCTACCTAAAAAATTACCGCCCAAACTGCCCAATACCCCACCTAGTGCGCCAATATGCCCGCAAATGACAGGAACTATATGATAATCTTCATCCCGCTTTACTGTCTGATAAAAAACACCTTTTTGAGCCTGTCGCTGAATAAATAGTCTAAAACCATTAAACTTGGTGTTTAAAATATCAAATAAAAATGATTCGTCAATTTCAGAAGGCATATCCAACTCCACTCCAAATTTCTTGGCTATAATTCCGTGTAATTTTATTGACATAGTTGATCTTTCATTTTTTTAATCAACTTTTCATCCGCGTCTAAAAACTCTGGTTCATAAACGGAAAATTTTCTAGTTTTATTAGAAAATACTACAAATGGGATGCATGTAGCTTCTGAGCAGGTTTCATCATATTTGCTTAATTTTTCGTTGCCACTAGGATGAGAATGAAAAACTGCTACTAAATTGTTGTTTTGTTTTGCGTACAAAAAACTTTTAGCAGAAATATAAAACTCAGAACTTCTATCTTCGGCCATATTTTCTACCTCTAAAATATTAAATTCTCCATCTTCGAAACAAATAAAACCACAGACCTCTTCGGTTTGTTTTTTAAAAGCTATTTTCTGTATTTTTTCTGCGATCATTAGTAACTAAAGTTATCGGTTCCAGGAAACCCACCAAAAGGTAGCGTTTTATCACTATTTACTCCGTCGTCAAAATCTTCGTTATCGAATCTCATTTTACAAGCGGATATCTTTTTAGAACAACAGTCTTTTACCCAAAGATCAGACCTAATATTTGGCTTAAAGGCTTCAGAACTTGGTGTGTGGTTAGATTTACAAACATAGTATACTGGGTGATTTTGAAAATAGTTTGCGGTAAATCCTTGGGAATTTTTGACACGATCGCTTATGGTGTATATATAATCCCCGACAGAATATGCGGCGTTACCTGTTTCCCACATACCTTTGTGCACAAGGACACCATTAGAGCCATGTATGCTTCCTGCTGTTTTATTGATTGGGAATAATTCTGGATTTAATTGCCAGTTTGTTCCATTCGCTATAACAAAAGATTCATCTCTAATGTCCGCTATTGGTCTGTCAGCTCCATCACTCAAGCTGGCCGATGTAGATCCGTACCTGCATCCATATCCTCTATAGACCCAATTGCAGTATCTCGCTGATATATCTCTGCTGGGTATATTAATATTTTCTAATTCCAAACTGGAAACTAGCTCAAATTCAGCCATCATTTTGTTTTCCATCATCTTTCTAGATACGAAAAACTTTTCGTCTCCAAGCTTTGCGTTAGGGTCTGCTTCTCCCCAAGGGTTTTTATTGTTTGGAAAATTAACGTCGTCTAGGAATTTTATAAAAGTTCTTCTTCTTACTACCTTTGCGCCATTTAAATTGTCGTATTTTCTTAGTAGTGATGAAACATATAAGCCAGCGTTAGATATTCTCAGCTTAGGTCTCGGTAAGCCTTGATCGCCCAATATTTCAAACCCTTCAGCTTCAACGGGTATAGGTATATATTCTTGTCCATCAAAAACAATTGGTCTGGCTAATCCATTAGATCCGCCATGAAAATAAAGTACAGCTTGAGAATCGTTCTGGTAATCGTAGTATAGAGCATACAAATCGACTAAAGAAGTTGACTCTAAACTTAATATCTCTTTAAATACCTTTTGATTAATGCCTTTTGCCATACATACAATTACACATGAATTACTCTTATCATAAATTTAAAAAAGAAGATTCCAGCGATGTTTTAAAAATTTTTTTAAAATTTCAGGAACAAACAAAAATTGAAACATTTTCAAATTTAACGAACGGACAAAGTCCTGGGTTTACAGAGATTTATTTAAGAGAAGAGCTTAGAAAGATGATTAAAGAGAGTGAGACTTATGTCGGAGTTTGCGATGGAGAAATTTTTGGATTTGCTTGTTTCGCTGAAAGTAAAATTAGAAAAGATGCCTTAGATTTATTGATAGTCTGCAAGAAACCAAACAAACGCTTTAATCTTAAGATGAAATACTTACTATTAGATATTTTTAAAGAAGCAAAGATAGAATCAAATAAAAGCTTAATTTTAGCCTCGTTAGGCCCAAGATCAAAATTTAATTCATATAAAAATTTTGTTATTAGGGTTTTTAAGGCCAAAATCATAAGAAAAAACGAACTCAAAAGAACAATAATACAATTCAATGATTAGAAAATACAAACCCTCAGACTATGATTTCGTACTTAATGGAGTAGCATCAATTCAAAAAAAGATTAAAATGTCTGGAATGTCACTAGTTTCCAAGAATAGGAGATCAAAGCAGGAAATGTCCGCCAGATTTCTTAAAAAGTTAATACTCCCGCAAAACCTTTGCTTTATTTTCTTGGATTCAAACAACCGAAGGGTTGGATTTACTTGTTTTAAGCCAATAAATAGTAAAGTATGTTTTTTCGAATTTTTCTTTAAAGACGAAAATGTTCCAATAAACACGGCTCTTGTAAATGAATTCAAAAATCATGTAAAAGAAGTAAAAGAAGAATATGAATTTGATGAAATGTACGCAAATTTAATAAAACGGGAAAAATATGAAAAATGGATAAATATGGCGAAAAAACACTTTAACGCAGAAATAGTTTCCATGGGGGAAAATAAAAAAACAGTAAAATTAAATTTTTGATTTTTAATTTCAGCTTGTTCATATTAGTGTAATAATTACTATGGCAGACAAAAGAATATCACAACTTAAGGAGTTAGTTCTACCCAATGCAAAAACTGACATTTTAGCGGTTGTAGATACTTCTAAAAATAGACCTAAAAAGGCTACACTTGCAAAATTGCCAATAAGTGATTCTGCCATTAATCATTCTCATCAGTACACGACAGACATTTCTTCAAATACAGCGCGAACGCGAAATTTTACTAGTATTTCTGTTAGTGACGGCTTTGCGGATCAAGTTACCTTAAGTTCCATTTATATCGGAAGTGCAGTTACTTCACTTGGCGATTATAGTTTCCGAAACTGTACGGCTCTTGTAGATGTAACTGTTTCGCCCAATATAGCTTCAATTAGCTCGAATTGCTTCATAAATTGTACTAGTTTGGCTCGTGTTTCTATAGGTCACAGCGTAACCTCGATTGGGAGTAGTGCATTCTATGGCTGCACTGACCTAACCAGCATTACGATCCCCGACAGCCTGACATCGATTGGAAATAATGCATTCAAAAGCTGCCAAAGCCTAGCCAATTTTACGATCCCAGACGGCGCGACTTCGATTGGAAGCGGTGCATTCTCTTACTGCCGCGGCTTTACCAACATTACTATCCCCAACAGTGTGACCTCGTTTGGAAATAGTGTATTCCAAGGATGCTCTGGTCTGACCAGCATTACTCTTCCTGATAGTTTAACGTCAATTGGAACTTCTTTATTCCAAAGCTGCTCTAGTCTTACCAGCGTTACCATCCCAGACGGCGTAACCTCGATTGGAGGTAGTGCATTCCTACAATGCTCGAGTCTAAAAAGCATTACAATTCCCGACGGCGTGACTTCGATTGGAGATAATGCATTCCAAAATTGCAGTAGTATAACCAGTTTTGCAATTCCTGCGCAAAGGTTTTTCGGTGACAACCTTAGAGGCGTAACCTCGATTGGAGATTTTACATTCAATAACTGCACTAATCTTACCAGCATTGCGATCCCTGACGGGGTGACCTCGATTGGAGATGCTGCTTTTGGCGACTGCACTGCTTTGACCAGCGTTACGATTCCCAGTAGCGTGACTTCGATTGGCAGTAGAGCATTTTACAACTGTACAAGCTTAAGCAGTGTACGCGACATCTACGATAGTTTTCACGAGAATGTGACCTCGATTGGGAGTTATGCATTTTACAACTGTACGAGCTTAAGCGGCTTTAGGCACCCATTGAGAGTGAGCACGATTGAAGCTGGCGCATTTCAAGGCTGCTCTAATCTCACAAGTGTAGAGATTAGTGAAACCGTAACCGTCATTGAAGATCGTGCATTCGCCGACTGCCCCAATCTAACTAGTATCACATTTTACGGAGATATTCCAACCTTTGGAACAGATGTATTTTTAAATAGTGACTCGGTTGTTATCACCTATTATCCTCTTAACGGCGGTTGGAGTGGCACCGTAGATGGCACACCAGCAATAGCATATCAGCCACCTGCACAAGTACTAGCTTCACCTCCTGCTAGTCCATTCACCTTTACCCTAAACAGTAACGGCAATGAGTATAGTGTGACAGATTGTTATCGATTCGCTACTGGGAGTATTTCAATACCAAGCACCTATAACGGCATACCCGTGACCTCGATTGGGGAAAGGGCATTCTATGGTTGCTCTTTGCTTACCAACATCACTATTCCTAATAGTATAACCTCAATCGTGCAATATGCATTCGCAGACTGCTTTGGTCTAACCAGCATGACGATACCCAATAGCGTTACTTCAATCCCCGATGCGGCATTCTTTTTCTGCAGATCTTTGACTAGTATTACGATTGGCGACGGCGTGACCACGATTGGGGCCCTTGCATTCTTTTTCTGCGATAGCTTAAATAACATCACCATAGGTAATAACTTGACCACAATTCAATTTAGTGGTTTCAGTAGCTTGAAGAGCCTGGCCACTATTACGATCCCCAGCAGCGTGACCTCAATTGAGTATTTTGCTTTTAAAAACTGTCCTTCTCTGACCAGCGTTATATTTGAAGGAAACGCCCCAGGCTTTGGAAATGATATATTCAAGAACAGTAACTCAGTTATAGTATACTACGATCCAATTAAGAGTGGTTGGACTAACTTTTCAGGGTTTTTATCTGGTAGGCCATTAGTAAGTAGTAATCTACTCACCTTCCGTCTCGATGGCAACGTTCAGTATACTGTTACTGATTGCGATACGACCGCATCAGGATCTATAGAAATCCCCAGTATCTTCGCTGGCAAACCCGTCACCTCGATTGGATATCAGGCGTTTGCCGACTGCCAAAACTTAAGCGAAATTATCATCCCCGACACTGTGACCTCGATGGGGCAAGCCGCTTTCGAGTTCTGCACTAGCCTAACGAGCATTACGATTCCAGACAGGGTAAAGAAGATTGGGGCTTTCGCGTTTCGTAGATGCGATAGCCTAACCAGTATTACCATCCCCGATAGCGTTACCGAGATCGAGTTCCTTGCATTTATTGGCTGCGGAAACTTAACCAGCGTCACGATTGGTGATAGCGTAACCTCTATTGGAAGTTCTGCATTTAAAAACTGTACTAGCCTTGCTACAATTAACTCACTCAGAACCTCTACACCAACCTTAGGGCAAGATGTATTCGAAAACGTCCCAGCTAGTGCAGAAATTCACGTTCCAAAAGGAGCAAATTACCCAGGCACATATGGTGGCTTGACAGTCAAATACGATTTATAAAATTATGCCAGACAAAAAAATATCACAACTCGTACAATTAATATCAGCTAATCCGAAAACCGACGTCGTTCCAATAGTCGATACGAGTGTCGACGAAACTAAAAAAATTACTTTGGCTAATTTTCCGATGACCGAATCTGCAATTAATCATGCTTATCCTTACACAGTTGATTTTGATGGCGGAACAGGTCAAACACGAAATTTAACAGGCACTACTACTTCAGGAGATTTTTCAAACACTGTGGACTCTGTTTATATTGGCAGTAATGTGAATGCAATAGGAGATCATACATTTTTTCAATTTTCCAGCCTAAATGAAATCACTATTAGTGAAAAAGTAACATCAATTGAAGAGTTTGCTTTTACTTTTTGTTCTGGCTTATCTAGTATTACAATTCCAGATAGCGTGACGGGCATTGGAGCTGGCGCATTTGAACTCTGTACTGGCCTTACTGATGTTACAATTGGCAACGGTCTAAGTTTTATGGGTGCGAGTATTTTTAATTCCTGCTCAAGCCTAACCAGTATTACGATTCCCGAGAGCGTGACGGGTATTGGAGATCTTACATTTAAAGATTGCTCTGGCCTAAGCAGTGTTACCATCCCCGACAGCGTGACCTCGATTGGAAGGATGGCTTTTTTAAATTGCAGTAGCTTGACTGGGGTTAACTTTCTCTCAACAACTCCTCCAGTAATTAGTCATGGTACATTCACAAATGTTGCATCTGGTGCGGAAATTCACGTCCCATTGGGAGCAGGTTACCCAGCCACATACGGCGGTTTAAAAGTCGTATTTGATTTAAACATATAATATTATGCCAGATAAAAAAATATCAGACCTTACTCAATTAAACTTTTTTGATGCGTCAACTGACGTTTTGCCAGTTGTCGATACTAGTGCCGCCGAAACAAAAAAAATTAAGTTGTCCGATTTGCCGATGAGTGACATCGCTTTGCAACAGTCTTATCCTTACACTGTATACTTTAATCTTGGAGATACGACTGCGACAACAATCAATACGACAACTATTGACAGCTCGGTTATAACTGCTTCTAGCGTTGATTTAATACAAATTGGAACAAATGTGACGGGGATTGGAAATGGTGCATTCCAACTATCTAGTATAAGCAGCATTGTTATCCCCGATAGCGTGACCACGATTGGAGATTATGCGTTCGATCAAAGTAACCTATCAAGAGTAACTATAGGAGGAGGAGTAACCTCGATTGGAAATTTTGCCTTCTCTAACCTCAACATGCTAACCAGTGTTACTCTTCCTGATAGCGTGACCACTATTGGAAATAGTGCATTCGCTGGTTCCAATATAAGTACTCTTAGGATTGATGGTGACATTACCTCTATGGGTACGGAAGCTTTCAGAGCAACCGCTTTAACTGATCTTGACACAGGGTTGGGTTCTTTTTCTATTAGTAATGGAGCTTTTAAAAACTGCGCCAGTCTTTCTAATGTTACTATCGGCGCTAACATAACATCTATTGGAACTAACTCATTTGAAGGTTGCGCCATAACCAGCATTACGATCCCAAGTAGCTTGACTTCGATTGGAGCATATGCATTTATTAACTGTAACAATCTTAAAACCGCTAATCTCAATTGCACCTCTATCGGAGCTTATTCATTCACGAGCGTCAGCAGCCTAACCAATCTCACAATAGGTGATGGCGTTTCCTCCATCGGGTTATACGCATTCGCAGGCTGTACTGGCCTGACCAACATTACCATTCCCAGCAGTGTGACCTCGATTGGGGATTATGCATTCCAACAGTGTACTAATTTGTACGGAGCTAGCGTAAATAGCGGTTCGATTGGTAAATCTGTTTTCAAATCATGCAGCAGTCTAACTAATATTGTGCTTGGCAGTGGCGTAACCTCGATTGGAGATAATGCATTCGAAAGTTGCACAAGCCTAAGCAGTATCACGATCCCCAACAGCGTGTCCTCTATTGGAAATAGTGCATTTTTAAACTGCACTAGCCTAGTTACAATTTATTCACTTGCAACCTCTGCTCCAAACTTAGCTAACTCAAATGCATTTACAAACGTCCCAGCTGGTACAAAAATTTACGTCCCAGCTGGAGCTAAAGCAAGTTATGAAACAGCGGGAGATGGAACCACATATGGAGGTCTAACAATTATAGACGGTTTATAGTTGACTTTTAAAGACTCAAGCATATTATATATGCATGAGTAAAAAATTACATTTTGTATCTGGTCTCCCACGATCTTGTTCAACTCTCCTGTGCAATCTTTTGGCACAAAACTCAAGAGTCCACGCTACACCTACAAGCGCTTTGCATGAAATTGGCTACATAGCTAGGCAGGTTTTTCAGACCGAAGAAGCTAAATCAGTAGACATGGAAAATGTTTTAGAGCCTATGTATTTAGATTATGTTAAGGCTGGATGCGAAAATGCTTTTAACAATATTACAGAGCGCCCTGTTGTCGTAGATAAGTGCCGCTCTTGGATTGGTCACTTAGATCAATTGTTTAAGATTTGGCCAGACGCCAAGGTTCTCGTGCCTGTCCGCGACATACGAGGAATCATCTCTAGTATGGAAAAAAAACGCCAACAGCACCCAGAAGTATTTAATCCCATTGAACAACAAAACCCACAAGACTGGACTACGATTGATAAACGTGTTCAAGGTTGGCTTCAAGCACCTCCCATTGGCATTGCAATAGAGCGCTTATACGAAGCTTCTCAAAGATTTGGCGATAAACTAATGTTTATTCATGCCGAAGAGCTTACAGAAGACCCACAAAGTATAATGAATAACATATGGGAGTATCTCGGAGAAGAGTCTTTCATTCACAATACTTCTAATGTCGAACAATATACCCAGGAAAATGATATAGGTTTTCCATATGGAGACCATATTATTCGTCAAAAAGTAGAACCTTTAAAAAAAGATTGGCACGAAACAATTGGTCACCAATTATCAGAGCAAATTAACCAAAAATTTAATTGGGTTAACGGATTATGAAAATGCCTTAACTATCGCCCAAACAAGGGTTTTAAAATTTTCCAAAGTGTAATATAACACATGGCGGAAAATCCAAATTTACTAAGAAGAGAGATTCTATCAACATTTGACGACCTTATCATAGGGGGAGGTTCTTTTCAAAGAAAAATAGCAGACCTTTCAAAGAATTTCCCAATTGATTTTAATCAATCTGATCGATTTAGTCAAAATCGTCATATGTTTTCGCATATAATACAAGAACTAAATAGAAAGTTGGATAAATTCGGTTTCCCCGATCAAATTGTACATCCGATTGACGCTGGATTTCGCCCATTAGATGGTTTTTATGACAATCCAGGGTGCTTTTTCTTTCCTCGTATAATACCTGAGCAAGGCCACGGTTGGGGTGTCAAGTCTCTGGTATCGACTTTTAAATTTGACGGATCAACTGCTCCAGCAGACCCCAAAGTCATGCAAGTTCAAAGACCTGGTGGAAGTAGCCAAGTAAAAGACTTTACGGCATCCGAGGTAGAAAATGGAACTTTACTATCTTGGGTTACTGAAAACGACGCAAATGCTGATGGGGGTGTCAGAATTCTGTATGATCAAGGCCCTCAAGACCCAGTTAGGTCTGCTAATCGAGTTTACACCGAGACGTATGATTTTCATCAGTACTATAGCGTTCAACAGCCCAAAATAGTTATTAATGGAGCTTTATCAAGAGACACAGAAGGTAAAATTGCACTTAATGGCAATGGGGCGAAAATGCAATTGGGTAGTAACAATGGCAATGAAACTGTTAAAGACTTCTTTTCAAGCAATGGCACCTGGTCTTTGTTCTTAGTCACTGATTTTCAAGATTATTCTACAGCCACAAATGCCAATGTCCAAGTTTTACACTTTACAACTTCAACCAATGGTGGAGCCAACTCTTCAAGAAAGCCAATTATAGCGTGCAATAGAGCAAATAATGAGCTCGCTATTGCTCAACCAACCCAAACTGTAGGAAGTGATACTTTGGGTAATATATTTTTACCAACATACCCAGGAGAACAATTGCTTTCCAGCTTTGGAGATCCAACATTAGCAACAAATAATAATGAAGCTTTTCTAGATGGAGTAAATAGGGGGGAAGTGGGTCATGTTACAACGGACGAAGCGACCGCTGTCAATACGGAGACTGATGGCAAGTCAGGTGGAAATGTCCTATTCCAACCAAGTGAAGTTGGAGTAACAACTTTTTTATCTGCGCTAGTTTATTCGCCAACCAATGAATTTTTCTTCAAATACAGAATAGAGAAAAATTTAATCGAGGAATTTGATATAACTTTTGTTTGACATTTAAATATTTATCTATATTATTACAGATAATGAGTAAATGGACAGAACAACAAAGGGGAGCTTTCTGGAAAAAAGAAGGCAAAAATGGTAAATATTTAGCTGGCTATGTAGTGATAGAGGGCAAGAAACATCCTGTTACCGTCTTTCCAAATAAATACAAGGAAAAGCAAGCCCAACCAGAGTTTATTATTTATGAAACTTTCGACGGCTCGAGATAAGTGTTAGCTAATTAAAATGCCCAGCGATATCCAACAAATACTTTGTTCTTAAAGACGTCAGCGTCTTTATTTAAAAGATGTAAGCCTTGGTAACCGACTTCAGTATAGTGGTTCTCGTTATACTTCCAAGAAAAAGTTATACTCGACATAAAAACTTCTTCTTCACGTTCTAGTCCAGCGTTATAGCGATTACCAATATCTTTGTATGAAGTAAGAAGATGAGCGCCCATTACGTTTACTTCAAGTTTTGGTGTGATTGGATATTTTATCATAAGAGATGTTTTAAGATTCTCTTTCATGTTCCAATATGCTACAGATGAATCTAGCACTTCGTACACAGTGCCTAATAAAATCACTGTACCCTTTTCGGTAAAGTATGTTATATTTGCCCCATACGTAGGAGTTGAATATTCAGTTAGTGTGCCATATTGATCTTCTATTAGCGCATCGGTTATGCCATAGTTTACTTTTAGGATAGTCGATGGATTCATTATATACGAAAATTGCGCGTAATACGTATTGGTATCAATTGCCCCACGAACTCCGCTATAATCTAAAAATGATTTCTTGCCTATTAACTCTAAAATAAAACGTTTACCAAGAATTTGTTCTGCGCTAAACGTAAATGCATCTTTAGTAAAGTCGCCGTTTGTTAATTCATTGCCAACTCCTACTGGCAAGTTTTCTGACCAACGTTTAATATGGCTCTCATAACCACCTTTAAGTTTTAAGAGATGCCGAGGTTTCCACGTCAGCATGTACGAACTCTTATATATGAAGTAAGTTACATCTAGGTCGTCATCAAGGTCGCTTGGTTCTCTTTCTAAATGGGAGAATGAATCGGTAGAATTAAGAATAAGCTTCGGTGTTATTTCATATTGACCTCTCATGCCAATGTTACCAAATATTAATGTTTTATTATCAACGCTTCTGTGTCTTATTTCTGGTTGAGCCTTTAGATTTATTAAATCTCTAAAGAACTTACCTTCTACTCCTAGTGATTGACTGAAGTAAAAGGTCGATGTTTGATCAGGCGTTCCAGCTGCCCGCATAAACACATTATCATCGTAGAATATTCTGCTGAATGAAGTAAGCTTAAACTTCTTCTCTGCATAGAGAGTAGACGCTATTAATAATAAAACTATAAGAAACTTACGCATTCTTCCTGTTAATTGCTACATACAAGAATGCAGCCCAACCAAAGAGTAAAGCGTAAATTGATGGTTCGGGCACTGTACTAAAATATAATTCGCTTGGTCCGTTTATTTCAATATCCATCGAGCCAAGAGCATCAGGTTGAAAAGAAGTAAACACGACCAAATATTGCTTTTCTTCTAAATCGAATAGACCGTCGAATGCACCTTCGCCTACACCAGTTCCCTGACCACTACTAAGACTTTGGCCTCCTCCCCATCCAAAAGTAGATGATGAGTTAAAAATGTCTGGCATATTCGTTATAACGTTG